AATAATTTAATTGGAATAAACGCTTGACAACGCCTAAAAAGTACTGTATAATCGCATATGTAGATGCGTGAGAGACCATTAAGCTACCTAGAGGTTAATGAAACTTCTTAGAGTCTATTTTATGACCACCTATCACATTACCACCTTCTTCATCCCATTCAAGTAGTTCTTCATCTTCTTCATCGGCGATTTCTAATATTCTATCTATATCATCAGCAGTCAATGCTGGTCTGATTTTAGCATCACTTGTTTCAATTTTATTAAGAACAACTTCATAGTAGTGTGCTAAATCAACAGATGCCAAAGTGATAACAACTACTTTGTCTTTTGCAACTACAAACTCTATCTCATCAGTAAATGGTATCCATTTTGTTAAAGTTGTATCTTCTTTCAGACCCTCATTAGTCATACGAGGTATTGTTACTAACTCTAAAGGATTAGTAATTCTCATATGTTCGGCATCAACAGAGATAGTTCCCATCAATAGGCTTCCATCTACTAACTTAGCTAGTCTGTAATCAGTAGGGTGTGTAGGTTCGTTTAATGTTTCCATACTTATATTTATCAGTCCTTGAGGTCTATACTATGCATTTCGTAATCGAATTCTTCTTCTGTATATATATTTATTCGTTCTTGAAAGTGTTTTAAAGTGAAGTTTTCTTTTGACTTCCATGTCATATCATCAGCAATGTCATACAATGTAGCATCTACCTTGTTATCGCCAAGTCTTAACCCACGGCCAATAGACTGTAGATTTCTCACTCTACTCTTAGACGGACTTGCAAATATGATATTATGTAGATTCTTAATATTGACACCAGTAGAGAATGTGCCATAACTTGCAACAATGATAGCATCTTTTTCTTTCTCAACAATGCCTCGTATTGCTTCTCGTTCATCTGCCTCAACACCACCAAAAATATAAAAGACTTTTCTACCATCAGCAGCCTTCTCTTTTATTATCTCATGTAGATTCTTACCATGTTTCTCAACGAGTTGAAATAACACAAGAGTATTGCCTTGAAGTTTAATTGCAAGGTTACGAATGAAGTTTTGCCTTGACCGACTACTGACAAGATAGTCAATCTCATCTTGATACTTGCCTTTTGAAATCGCTTGACAATGTTCAGGTGTATGTTTCAGTATCAAACAACGAACAGTCAGATTTGATAACTGTTTCTTATCCATTAGTTTTCTAGTTGATGTAACTTTATTGACAGCGCCAAACAAACCCTCTAACACAAGTTTATGTGTCTGAGCGCCATCAAGTGTGCCTGTTAACCCAATTCTATATTTACAGTCTGTCAGTTTAGACATAATCTCACTTAATGACTTTGACTTAAATAGATGTGCCTCATCGCCAAACACAACGCCGAACTGGTCAAAGTATGCCTTAGGTAAACGAAATAAACTTTGCCATGTTGATATCAATACTTTCTTATTTGTTTCTTTAGAATGACCACTATACAATCTATGACAATTCTTTTCTACATCCCAACCATACTCTTGAAAGTCAGAATACATTTGTTCTACGAGTGAAGTTGTCGGCACGATTAATAGTATTCGATTGTTTGTATCGTCTTTGATTAGATGTGTGTAGTAGCGAATGAGTGAGTAGATAATAAATGATTTACCACTAGCAGTAGGACTTAATAATAAGGCACGATTAAATTTTAGACTGTGATAGATAGCATCGACCTGATAATCTCTTGCCTCAAACTTCTGACCTAGACTATTAGAAAACTTTTCAACGATATCTCTTGATACATTGTTCTCTATCTCAACGCCTTCGCCACAGACAACATTGTATCCTCTTTCTTCTGCGAATGCTTTGATGTATGGAAACAATCCGAAATAGATTTCTTTTGTTTTTTGTGAGAACATTCGTATCTTGCCATCCCACATACGATTACGAAAGGCAGGCATGAACTTATATCCAGGCACATAGAATGTGAAGAACTCAGATAGTTCTCGTTCAACACTAGCATCAGCATTAACCGTCAGATACACTTCGTCTTTCTTTTCTAATATAAGAGTTTCCATTACTTAAAAGGTTTGCCTAAAAACCAACCTACTAATGACTTTCTGGGACCTTTTGTAACAGGCGCAACTCTGTGCCATAGATGTGAAGGAAATACAATCATTGTACCTGCTGAAGGTTGGGGTCCAGTAATCATACCGCCTTCGTTTATTAATAATGTCGCACTCACATTTTCAACATTGAGTTTAGGTAATTCTTTTGCACCAGATAGTTCAACAATTTCAAAATCTCCGCCATCATAATCTTCATTTAAAAATAAAGTAAAACTTAATTTTCTTACTAAACCATTCCCATATGCAAATTCTCGTCTGTCATTATGCCAATCATAGTAATCGCCTTCGTTGTAAATTGAATATTGCATAGGTTCACATTTTGACAAATCAAATCCAAAATACTTATTGTTAATAGTATCAATTTGTTGAGTAATTTGTTTTGTAAGTTCTGGCCAAACCAAAGCGTCATTCTTATTAGAATCATCTATCCAAGTAACATTAGAATTTCTAAAAGAAGAACCGTCTGTACGCTTTTGATTTGCAACTTTAAATATTTGTTCTTCACTTCTTTTAACAATTTCTTCTACATCAAAATTTACTTCTTCAACAGCATATGTAGTCATTATAATGCCCCACTTGTAAACCGTGCCCAGTCGATAGCGTTTTTGATTATAAAGTTTCGTGTGTTTATACTTCGCAATAACTGTTCAAGATAGTTTACTACTTGTCGTAGATACGCTTCTTTCTGGTCTGCTTTTTGTAGTTCTTCGTCTGAGTCCATATAGATATGAACATCTGCCTTGAGTATTTTCAAGTCGAATGGTTTCTCTTGATACACGGATGCATCAGATTTACCTGTGTAGTATTCCCACTTATGTCGTTTGAGTGCTTTTTGTTCGTACTCTGCCTTTTTTAAAAGCAAACAGAACTTATTGTAGTGTTGTAGGTATTTGTTGTGAAGTATTGGTATGTTTATTGATTCTGTACCTAAGTCAGTATCGTCTATTTTTAAATCTCTGTCAGCTGATTGCTGCAATTCTTCTAGTGTCATAATTTATCCATTATTATATCACCTCTCGGTGATGTTGTCAAGCGTTACAGTTGTACTATTTCATAATACATGTAACTAAAATCTACTGCTGTAGATAGGTAATTCACATCACTCGCCTGCACATCATATGATAATGCACCAAGAGATGTTGGAAATATGTTGTGAAATCTTATTTCTGTTACGGCAATGTTCTTACTGTTTAAAACTGTTAATGTTGCGTCTGAATACATGCCACTTTCAGGCAAAGGGTCTGCTGTTGCTTGACCTGTTATAGCATTACTTGATGATGTGCCGGGAAATCTATCACTAGATGTTGCCCTGAAATTTGCAAATTGATTATGATTTTGTGGGGCACCAAGACCTATTATCCAGTCATGTATTTCTTTATAGTTTTCTAAATTCTCATCTACAAGAAATGATATAGCCAAATCTTGATATGTAACTTTATCGCCAGGAAAAGGTATTGATTTGAGTGGCGTTTCCATATCTGCTACACCTAATCCGATACCAGGAATGTTTGCAGTCTGACAAAAGAATTCTACTTTTGGTAGTTTAGAACATTTAAATCTAAACTGTACAGGACTTGCATAGTCCATGATAGCAGGTTGTCTAGTTTGTACATTTACATCTGTCATTAGTTATTCACCGGTGCATTAGCACGCCATTGATAACACGACCAATATCTTGCACTTGTCTTATCTTTTGCAGTATCGCATTTGTGTCTTGCACGAAACGATTTTCTACGAGCAGGGTCATCTCTTTTGATTGACAAACCTGTCGTATCACCGAATGATACTTTTTTAATTCTATCGCCATCTTTGACATAAACATAAAACTTCTTACTACCACCTCGTATCGGGTCATTCAGTTTAACTGTTTTACCTTGATACTCAGCCTCTGTAATAACTAAGTCTTGATATTGTTCTTCACAGATACAATCGATTTCTTCTACTTGTTTAAATGATTTCATACTAATATTTATAATAGTTATAAAAGGCGGTTTGACCCGCCTTAATAGATATTACTTCACCCGACCAGCTTCAACAAATGTATATAGTTCATTTGCAGTTTTTAGTATCTCACTAGTAGTTGGGTAAGTAGGTGGTGTAGTGGTTGACATAAGCGCCCCTGTATCAGGATGCCTTTCGCAAGACATATCCCATACACCAAACTCATTATTGAATTTGTCCATTACTCTATTTTGAGCCATACTGAGTATATCTGTACGAAGCTCATAAGCATTTTTATTTGCCATGTGTTTCTCCTATGTGTGTGTGTTGTAGAATTATTTCTACATTAATATTTATAAGGCCAAAAAAAAGACACCCGAAGGTGTCTTTCTTTATCTCTACAATGTAGAAAGTAAAATTACATAATATTTGCAACTTTAACTCTACGATAGTATAGATTTTGGTCATCAGCACCTACTGCACCAGATACATCTAGTACACCAGTACCACGAGCCGTTGCAAATGGGTTTTGAACCATTCCGTAACGAGTCTTGAAACCAATTTTTGGTTGGAATGAATCTTGACCAACTGCACGAACCATTTGTAATGGGACATATGGGCAATAGAAAAGACCAGAGTCATAAGGTGAAGTACCTTTATAACCAGCAACATAGAACTGACTTGCAGATACATTCGCAGAATATGGGTCAACATATACTTTGAACTTACCATTAAGAACACCAGCGAAAGTATTACCAGTATCATCAACATTCAAGTTAGTGTTAAGTGCAGGAGCGTAATCTAAAACACCAGCCATTTGAAGCGCAGAAGCGACATCAGCAGAACAGATGATTATATTACCTTTTCCTCTACGAGTCTGTTGACCAATAGCGTTAGCATCTCTTTCTAGTTGATAAAGTAAACCTTTGAATTTCTCAACTGACCAACGACCATTAGAGTCTGTGTCTAAGTCGAAAGTTCCAGCAGTTGTAGTATTCACTTGAGCACCCGCTTTAGCGTGACCATAGATAGTACGAACAACTTCACGGTTGATTTCAGCAAGAATCTCAGTTGACAAAATGTTTGCCAATTCAGTTTCAGCGTCTAGACCATGAATTGCTTTAAGGTCTTGTGCAAGTTCCATTGAATACTCTGCTTTAAGAGCACGAGAACGAGCAGTAACAGTTACTTTATCGATTGAAAATGCCATCTCAGCAAATGCGTTAGTAGAAGCATCACCAAGAGCTTCTGCAGCAGCAGTTGTCATTCCAGAACTTGTAGTATATACAGCACTAGAATCGTTTAGAGTTGCAGGGTTAGTTCCCGATTGAGCATCACCAGATGCACCAGCGTTATCTGTAGTAGCGTTATCAGAAGAAAATTCTGTGTTTGCTTCGTCAAATAATGCTTCAGGGCCGTTTTGCGATAGAAACTTAGATTTCATTGCAAAGATAAGACCAGTAGGTCCTGTCATTGGTTGAACTCCACATACATCATACGCAATAAGGTTAGGCATTGCACGGCGAACTAGTGAAATTAACACAGGATCCCAGTTATCAACACCACCACCAGCAACAGAGTTACCAGGCGCAGCTTCAGTCATGAAACCTCTATCTTCTCTAACTGCTTTTTCTTGGTTCTCAAGAATTACAGTTGTTACAGCACGCTTATAGCTATCACCGATTTTTGGTAAATCTGGATGCTCTAATACTGGCTGCCATTTTTCTTGTAAATTTTCAGTAAGATACATTTATCTCTCCTTGTTATTTATTAATTGTTAATCACCCTTAGACTATTTGAAAGTCGTAAGGTCTTTTGAAATAGCGGCCGTATATGCAGCCATAGCATCGGATGTACCAGCGTCAACAGGTAAATTTTCCGCCACAGAATCGACTTCATCACTTGATGTAGCTTCTTCTATTTTCATTTTAGGGAAGTAAGATTCTTTAATAGTTTCTAACTTCTCTGCAAACTTCTCAGCACTATCGTACTCAACATTTTCAGCCATAGAAGCAAACTTCTCTTTCTCTGTGTCTGCTAAATCTTCAGATACAGAAACAACTAAGCTTTCTCTTTTAGACTCAGAAACATCTTTAGAAAGATTGACATTTTTCTCAATCTGTTCGTTTAGTTTGCTTTCTAAATCTTTGACTTGACCTGTTAAATCGTCTAGTACATTATATTTTTCTTCAGGAACATCAATATAATGCTCTTTGAAAAGTCCTTTAAGTCCAGTAATGAAATCTTCAGCGATTTCGGTACGAATACCTCTTTCAACTGCTAATTCATTCTCTTTCATCCATTCTTCAACAACATAGTTAAGATATGAATCGACTTTCTCGACCATAGCTTCTTTTACTGTTTCAGTTTCAGCAGAAAGTTTTTCTTCAAACTGTACTTCTAAGATTTCTTTGTGTTCTTTGATTCTTGTCTTTACAGCAGTTTCAAATATAATCGCAGCTTTATCTTTAAATTCTTCAGATAAATCAGCGTCAGATGAAACTAATGCAGCAACATCAGCAGACAAGTCAATTTCTACTTCTTCAGAAGCAGTAGTCGGCTTGTTGTCATTCGGTAAAGAACCATCATTAGCATCTTTTGTTTGTGCATCAGATACTTTTGATACCTTTTTCGCAGCGTCCGGGTTACTATCAGTAGGTTTAACTACTGCTGGTCCCAAATCCTCAGCGTCGTTTTCAAGGTGAGTCGGCTCAGCTGCTTGTGCATCCTTAGTAACTACATTAGGTGCTTCTGCTAAGACTCCTTCTTCTTTAATTTCGGTTTCAGACATTCGGTCTCCTTTATTAAAATTAATTTATTTCATTAATTACAAATATTTATACAAACTACCATCTTAATACTTACGCATTGGTGATAATTTGCGTACTTTTTTACAACTTTGAGATAAAGTCAGCAAAAATTCTTGATTTAACTTCCGTTAATTCGTGTAATCTTGCTTTTTCTATTTCGTGTTTATATGCTTCAACAGATTTACTCTTTAGTATGCCGTTGTCCCATACCCATTCTTTGCCTTCCATAATACCTTCTACGAAAGCATCAGGCGCCGATGGGTCTGCAACTATGTCAGCTGCTGTTGCGAGATAAAAGTCTTTACCAACCATACCGTTAGATATAGACCCCATGCCTCTTGAAGATACACCTAACTGAGCGCCTTCGTCAATTAAGTTCTTGACGATTTTGCCGTAAGGAGTATCCATTATTTTCGCCTCACCAATGAAGTTTTTACCTTCTGGCTTAAGACTGGTTATCATATGAGAAACTCTCTCAAGATTAACTGTAGGTCCGTCTGGATGCCCAAGTTCTCCGAAAGCTCTTTTCTTATCGATAAATTCTTTTGTGTATCGTGCAACTTCAGTCTGCAAAGTGCCTACTGGATATATACGACCGTTGCGGTTCTTAATGTCCGCTTGCATAAAGACACCACGAATCTTATAATCTTTGCCACCTTTTGAGTTGGCTTCTGTTAAGATATCGATATCTTCAATTGTTTCTGTAATTAGTTTCATTTTTCCACCTTTTCTTTGTTATAGACTTTATCGACTATACCCTGTTTAATTTCTTCTCTCTTGACATCATACTTCTCAGCGAATGCCATCTTAAATGCTTCTGCCAAAGTTGCCTTTGACTTAGTGCCAACTATTCTTTCGAGTATCTCGTAAGAACGGTCTTTAGGTTTTCTCTTACTCATCTATCTTACTTCTAATATTATTGTGTAGTTATCACCGGCAACAAATCCCTTTGTTGAAAACAATACATCACCAGCGGGCGATGTGTTTGCTGTGAGTGTCGCATTATTAGGAATAGCATTACCAGCAGAAAAGTAGTCGTGATAACCTACGCCAGTAAAAAATCCTATTGTTGAGTTTGTAGTACCCGCCCACAATAATTCAACGCCTGATTTACCATTCGTTGTGTTAATACTCCACCAAATCTTTGCAATTTTTTTAGTTGCATCTTCGGTCATAAATGTCAACGCACTAGCGTCCATCTTTGTTACAAGCGTTTCACCTGAACCATCACTTATATTAGTAAACTTCATCACGGTCTTTGTGCCAGATGTATCTACTATAGTTTGACTTGTTACAGCATCAGCCATTAATTTCTCCTAAATTCTGTTACTAACAAATAACTTTTTACATTTGCGTCAGTTGTTAGTTTAAATATTTTATCGTTACCAAATTTTAACTGTTCAGGTCGTAATCCATACTTACCTTTACCAGTTAAAGTTAATTCTTTCTTAACCGCAGTACCAGCCGCATCAGCCTGAGGGTCATATGCAGCTGCAGCACTAATCGTCAATGTTCCTGTACCTTCAATCAAATAGTAACACTCTATTAAACTTACTAGTGATTCATTATCAGCGCCAGCAAGTTTACTTACATCAACTAATATTTGATTACTCTC